TTTTTGTAATAAAAATAAAAAATGTCTTCTTCGATAGATTGGTAATTGTTCGATATAATTTGCTTGAAACTTAGCGTGTTTGGTCAATATATATATCTCTTCATCGACCATTTTTTTATATTCACCTGCTAAGTACTTGGGAAAAAAAAATCGATGCCCACAGATAATTGTGCATTGAATTTATAACCATCTTTTGTTTTGAATTCATAATTCATATCAACATCAGGACTAACATCAATAATTTTTCTACGTATTGTTAATGCATCGAGTGCTGGCATAGCATCAACAAATTTACTAATATATGTTCTATCGGTCTTTTCATCAATACTTATAATATGTGATTTTAATTTAAGTGTACTAAATTCACTATATTCTTGATTATATGCTTCTTGCATTGCTTCGGCTTTCTTAACCAAGATTGTTTCTTCACCACTATTTAATAATTTAAATTTTACTATTTTTTTACGCATTGGTAATTTAACTGTAAAATATCCTTGTTCATCTGGTTCTTCACTAACTTTTTTATATTTGAGTTTTAGAAGATCAACAGTTGTTTTAAATAATATATTTGTCCTTGGATCAGGTACTTGTACACTGTATTCTGCACCATAACTTGAACTACGTAAAAATAATATTATTGCATTTCTATCACCTGAAAGTAAATCATCTGGAATAATACCTTTAGTTTTTATTTTTCTTTTTAATAAAATGTCTAAAACTGTACCATTTTCAATTAACGAAGGTGTTGTAAGTAAATCTTCATCTTTTGATGTCATATATTCAATATTTACTTCTGAAATTCCATCTTTATAAAATAAACCTTTTGATGGTAATTTAACAATTTCATAAGAAGTCATTAAATCTGGGTCTGTTTCTCTTGACATTGTATTTTGATATTGTTCAGCATTAAATGTTGATGCTGCTGGTGGTATTGAAGTTGATTTAACTTCAATTGGTGCTGAATTCACTGATTCAGGTGATGGAAGTGTTCCTTCTTCACGCATTGATTTATATTTTTTTAATACATCACCAATTGATTCTTTTTGTGGTAATTGATTTAAGTTTCCCATATTATTATAAATTTTTATATTTTATTATCTTTTTTAATAAATACTAAAAAAAAAATAATTTAAATTAAAGATTTTTTTTAAAAACTCGTATTACCTTATATAACTAATATTATTTTAATTATAAAAATCATTTAAAGTATAACTTAAATAAATTATAAGTAGAAATAGATTTAAAGAAGAAAAAGAATTTAATGAAATGATCTCAGTTAATAGTGATGTAGAAATTTCAAAAATAAAACATGAAATTAGTATATTATTACCGAAAGATATAAAAATAATAGCGAAAAACGAAAGTCAAAAGAATTTAATTAATTCAATAAAAAATAATGAAATAACAATTGTTGCCGGTCCTGCAGGTACTGGTAAAACTTATATTACAATGGCATATGCCTTGAGTCTATTAAGAAAAACAACAAATAAATTTAAAAAAATATATTTAGTTAAATCTGTAACAACTTTGAAAAATGAAGAAGTTGGATTTCTTAAGGGTGATTTAAATGAAAAAATTGAACCCGTAATGTGGAGTTTTTATCTTAATATGGAAAAACTTATATTAGAAAGTTCAATAAAATCTTTAATTGAAAAGGAAATTGTTAGACCTTTTCCTCTTGCATATATGAGAGGTACAAGTCTTGATGACAGTATTATAATTGCGGATGAAATGCAAAATGTAAATCTTGATAATTCCAGAACATTGCTTACAAGAATTGGAAGTAATAGTAAATTAATTTTACTTGGTGATATTAATCAAATTGATATGAAAAATAAAAATGAAAGCTCACTAGAGGTACTTTTAAATCTTTTTGAAGATGTTTCTAATATTGGTGTTATCAGAATGTCAGAAGAAGATACAAATATCAGAAATCCACTTATAAGTGTAATAGAAACCAAATATAAGGAATATATAAATAAAATTCCTAAAAACGGAAAAAAAATACAATTAAATGGATGAAGAAAATAAAATATTAGTAATTTATGTTGGGGTGGGTGGCATTCGAAGTGTAGATATTGAAGATTTTGTAGGAAAAATTTCACAACGAATATCTCCGTCAACATTTAAAGGTGAAATAATAATAATACCAACACAATCATATGACACAAGGATTGAATGTATTAATCCAAAATATATAACAGATATTGAATTAATCAAAGAAAACACAGAAACGATAAAAAAATTACAAGAAGAACTTCAAAATCAATTGAAGCAAATAAAAGAAAAAAATAATGAGTAAATTAAAAATAGGAATAGATATTAATGAGGTTCTAAGAGCAAAATGGTTACAATTTGATAGATTTTATGCACAAGAATTTGGAGAAGATGGTATTCCTGAACAACCATATGTCTATGATTTTTTCTTAGAATATCCTTGGAAAGACACCGTGGAAGAAATTAAAGAAATGCGTGAACCAGAGGATATACCAGAAAATATTAATCCAATTGATTATCAAATTGATGATAAGGGTGAAGCACCTGCTGATTTTATGTTATTTAAACCAAAAGAAAAGGTAGAATTAACTGCAAGACAAGTATATAATCGTTTTATGTATGAAGACTTTCTATTTGAACTTCATGGTGCTGCACCAAAAATGTATTCACAACTAGATTTAGATGTAAATAATTTTTTAGAAAAATATGGAAGTACTGTTGATTTTACAGTAATGTCAGTAGAAAATAAATTCAGTATTCCCCCAACACTATTTTTCTTGAGTAAGATTCAAGCAAGATTCAAAGATTATAAGTTTCTTGATAACTCACTTGATATGTGGAAACATGTCGATATTTTAATTACAACCGATCCAAAAATAATTCAACTTGGTGCTCCTTGGGGTAAGAAGTTAATTAAATTAAAACGACCATATAATGAAAAAATTAATAATGGTTCTTTAGAAGTCCTACAAATTGCTGATTTAATTAATAATCAGAATTTTCAAAAAATAATTAAATATAAAATTAAATCAAAATGAGTGAAGAATTAAAAGTATCAGCAGAACAAGCTGAATTAGAAAAAATTGAGAAGATTAAAATTAGTCTTGATAAATTAGTTAATAAGAAATCAAAATTTTTATTTGTAATACCAGAATCACAAAGTCCTGTTGCAAGTGTATATGAAATGTATTTTCATGCAAGTGTTGTAAAAAATCTTGGATTTGAAGTGGTTATAATGGTTGAAAAAGGTGATTATATTATCCCTACTTGGATTGAAAAAGAACTTACAGATCATAAACATATATCAATGTCAGACCCTAAACTTACTGTTGGTCCTGAGGATGTGATGATAATACCTGAAGTTTATTCAAATGTTATGGAACAAACCAAAAATTTACCATGTTTAAGAATTGGATTATTACAATCGGTTGATTATATGATGAGTTCGTTAATCCCGGGAACAGATTGGACATCGTTTGGTATTCAAGATGTTATTACTACTTCTCAAACACTTAAAGAGTGGTTAGAAACATTTTATGGTTTAGGTAAATTTAATATTAAAACATATAATATTGGTATTCCTGAATATTTTGAGAGAACAAATATACCACAAAAACCAGTAATTTCTGTTATTGGTAGAAATGCAAATGAAATATCAAAATTTGTAAAATTATTTTTTAGTAAATATCCACAATATAGTTGGATAACTTTTGATCCTATGGTAACAAAAAGCAAACCACCACAACCAATGAGAAGAGTTGACTTTGCCAAAAGATTACAAGGTAATTTTGCTGCAATTTGGATTGATAGAATTGCTAGTTTCGGAACATTTCCATTAGAATGTATGAAATCTGGAACAATACCAATTTGTTTAAAACCAGATATTATGCCAGAGTATATGATTGAAAGAGATGAAAATGGTGTTCCTATTAAAGCTATTGAGGGTGGTGGTGTTTGGACTGAAAATTATTATGATCTTCCAGTATTAGCTGGTGATGTTCTTATTAAGTTCTTAGATGATAATATTAGTCCAGAATTATATGATGATATGGAAAAAATTGCATTAAAATATAATCAGAAAGATAGTGAGGTAAAATTAATTGAAATTTATACTGAACTTATTAATAAGAGAATAGGTCTTTTTGAAAATGCTTTAATACCAAAGGTTGTTGAACCTACTCTTGTGGGTACACCTGTACCAACAGAACCTTCAGAACAAGTAAATTCTCCAGAATAAAAATAATTATAATATTAAATAAAAAATATAAAATGAATATATCAGTAATAATCCCAATACATGAATATAATGATCAATTATCATTATTGGTAACTAATGCAGTTGAAAGTGTCATTAAACAAAAGAATGTTGAAGGACTTCCTCAAATACTTTTTGTATATCCAGCAGAACTGGATTCCAATATTATTGAATTTAGGGATTCAATAATTCAGAAACATCAAGATAGTGGGGTTACAATTAACAACTTTGTCTTAATAAAAAATAATGATAATAGTAGTTATCAATCACAAGTTAATCTTGCTGTAAAATCTGTTACCACTGATTATTTTTCAGTGCTTGAATTTGATGATGAATATGGTAATACTTATTTTAAAAATGCTTTGAAATATATTGAAAATTATCTCGATGTTGATGTGTTTTTGAGTATGATGATTGAGGTGAATGAACAGAATCAAGGGATTAAATTAACAAATGAAACAGTATGGGCACAACAGTTTGTTGGTGAGAATGGTGAGATGGGTTATCTAAATTTAAATTCATTAAAACAATATACAGATTTTAAATTAAGTGGTGCTATTATTAAAAAATCTGAATTTCAAAGTCTTGGTGGTTATAAAAATAATATTAAAATGACATTCATGTACGAATTTCTACTTAGAGCATTAAATAATGCATCAAAAATCTTTAGTATTCCAAAAATCGGTTACAAACATCTTGCAACACGTGAAGGTAGTCTCTTTGATGGTTATTTAAAAAATATGTCTGTCGATGAAAGAAAATTCTGGTTTGAAACAGCAACAAAGGAATCAAATTTTATAAATGATAGACCCATTGATTTATCAAGAATTTAAAAATTAATAATAAAATAATATTATTCTAGTATAAAAATGAATGGAAGAAGTTGAAAAAAATACTCAATATTTTGCGGAAAAAGAAGAACAAGCAGTTATAGATTACATTAATTCTGATTTATTGGAAGAAAAAAATAAAATTTATAATGAAATTTTAATCGAACCGTTTCGAAAAATGATTCAATCAATATTAAGACGATATCCCATTCATATTGGAAATTATGATATGGAAGAAGTTGAATCTAATGCACTAACACATTTAATTGAACATATGGTTAAATTTAATCCTAATAAAATAACCAAAGCAGGTGCAAAAACAAAAGCATTTAGTTATTGTCAAACAATAATTAGAAATTATTATAAAGATCATAGTAGAAAAAGTTATACTGAAAAAAAAATTAATTTAAGTTTTGATGATTATATTGATGAAATTAATGAAAATATTGAATATAGTTATGAAATTGAAATTGAAAATCAACATCAGCTTGAAAAATTAATAAATAGTGTTATCGAAAAGATTGAAATTAGAATTAATGATGATACATCAATAAAAAAAAATGAAGTACTTGTTGGTGATGCAATTGTAAATGTGTTAAAGAATTGGGAGGTATTATTCATGGAAGATACCCCTGATGGTAATTATGAAAAACGAGTAACAAATAAGTTTGCTAAAAATAAAATTCTCTTGTATTTGAAAGAACAAACAGGTTTAAATACAAAAGAAATAAGAATAGGTATTAAACCGTTTAAGGAAATTTATTTTATTGAAAAAATAGATTATTTGGATGACTAATAATGAATATTGGACACCAGAAGTTGAAGAAGCACTTGCAAAATATGTTTCTTGTACAGGTATTACAGAAAGACATGATATATTTGATAATCATCTTTATGAACCCTTTAAACAACTTATTCTCGAAACCGTAAAACGTTATCGTCCAGACGTTGGAGATAAACTCACCAATGAAATGAGTAGTGATTTACTTTATCATTTAATAATTCATGTCCAGAAATTCAATCCAGATGTCGTATTATCAAGTGGTCGAAAACCAAGCGGACATAGTTATTGTAGTGTCATAATTAGGAGTGCAATAGCTGACGATAGAGTAAGAACTGCTCGTGAGAAGATGAATAGAATTAGTTTTGATGATTGGTTTAAAGACCATCAAGAAATTTAAAAACCTGTATTTATATGTACTAAAACTATAATTATGCCAAGACCAAAAAGAAAAAAACTAACAATTGATGAAGAAAGTGTAAATAAGTTACTTCAGGAAATTTATGATGAAAGTCATAATATTAAAGCAAAAATCACAAGATTATTTACAAAATGGGAAACCAAAGTAAAAGAAAGTGGTGAAGTTGCTGCAATTGGTGACCAAATTGTAAAACTTATTGCTGCTGAAGCAAAAAATCAAGATCAAAAAATTATGTTACTTCGATATTTAAAGGATGTTGTTTTTGATATTAAAAATAATACTGGAAATACTAGTGAAAATAATAATAATAATGAAGAAAAGAATGATTTAACAACTAAAAGGAGAAATCAATTATTAGATTTTGTTCAAGAAGAAATTGAAAGAAAAAATAATGATAAATAATGAGTTTAGCTGATAATAAAAGAAGTATTTTTACAACAATTGGTTCATATAGTTCATTAATGCAGGAAGGTAAACCAAAGTTGCAAACTGATTTATATTCAT